CCGAGTTCGTTTTCTGTAAGGACCTTAAACTCATAACCATGATCTAAACACCATTCTTTAGCGGCATTCCACTTTGCCTGATTTTTAGCATACTCAACGACTTCATAGATATAACCTTTCGTCTTTCTTTGTTTGACTTTAGGTTCGATACACTGCTTAAATGGTTTGATTTCAATAATCATTTTTTTAATCATACCATTTGATTCTTTGACCTTGATATAAAAGTCTGGAAAGTATCTGTGGTATCTGTTATCAATGGGTGAACGATAGGGAACAATAACTTCTTCACTTCCCCATTCTAAAATATTCTGGTTATTATCACAATAAACCATGAATTTTCTTTCCCATAAGGAACGATAAACGATGTTATTGGGATCACCCTTATACTTTTTAGGATAAGATGGTTTGTATTTTCCCTTATATGACATCTAAATAACTAATAATAAAGTAGTCTTATAGGTATTTAGAGTGCCGAGTCCGTCATCTAAAATAATTTCAATGAGAGATGCCAAAGACATCTTTGGTAAAATATCTCAAACTAACCATTATGTTGTAAGTTTTTCTGCATTAAATAATGCTGTAGTAAATCATATAAGTAGAAAATTTGGAGTTAGTGATGCAAGAGATTTTGTATCACGCAAATCAGGACTTTTATGTTCTGAAGCAGTTCTTCCTGCGAGTGGATATGCAACTGCACAGGTGAAAGGTGATTTCATGGGAATTCCACAAGAATTTGCACATACGAGATTATATACTGATATAAATTTCACATTTTATGTTGATAATGATTATAAAAACTTGAGAATATTTGAAGGATGGATGGATTATATTTCAAGTGGTAGTGGGGAAGATGAAAATAAACCTGATTACTATAGAAGATTTCAATATCCTGATACATATAAAGTTGACACGATGTATATTTCTAAATTTGAGAAAGACTATAAGAATGAAATAGTATATCAGTTTAAGAATGCATTTCCAAAGTCTATGACATCAATTCCTGTAGCATATGGAACTGCAGATTTACTTAAAATTAATGTGACATTTAATTATGATCGTTACATTATAAATCCAGGATCTTATAGTAGATCTAAATCAAATAAAAAACCAACTTCAAAAACAAATCCAGTTGCAAAACCGACACCTTCATCTACTCCTACTGGTCCCATTCCTCTTGAAGTAAATCCATATAGAGAATATGGGAATACCTATGGACCGAATAGTGAATTTATACCTCGTGATTCTGCTACAGGTGTACCCATCTAAATATTTACAACTGAAATTATAATGGGTCATCATGCCTTTACCTAAAATTAATACTCCGACTTATGAGATGGAGTTGCCTTCGAGTGGAAAGAAAATTAAGTATCGTCCCTTTCTAGTCAAAGAAGAAAAAATTCTTTTAATTGCATTAGAAACTGAAGATATGAAACAGATCTCTGATGGTCTTATTCAAATCTTGAATAATTGTATTATAACAAGAGGTGTTAAAGTCCAGTCTCTTGCAACTTTTGATATTGAATATTTGTTTTTAAATGTTCGTGCAAGGTCTGTAGGAGAAACTGTAGAAATTCAACTTTCTTGTCCTGATGATGGTGAGACAACTGTTGATGTAGAAATTGATATTGATTTAATTAAAGTTCAAAAAAGTAAAGAACACAAGAATATTATTAAATTAGATGATGCATATTCAATGAAATTGAGGTATCCTTCTTTTGAACAATTTATTGGCAATAATTTTGAAATAAATGATAATGTAAGTGATGTTACGAAGTCATTAGATATGATTACTTCTTGTATCGAAATGGTTTATGATAAAGAAGAAAGTTGGAATGCATCAGAATGTAGCAAAAAAGAATTGACAGAATTTGTTGATCAATTAAACAGTAAGCAATTCAAAGAAATTGAAAAGTTTTTTGAAACAATGCCAAAACTTTCACATACAGTAAAAGTAAAAAATCCAAATACTAATGTAGAGAGTGATGTTGTTCTTGAAGGGTTAGCAAGTTTTTTCAGTTAGGTATGGCTCATACAAGTCTTGAGTCATACTACAAGATAAATTTTGCTTTGATGCAACATCATAAATACTCACTAACAGAGTTAGAAAATATGATTCCGTGGGAAAAAGAAATATATCTTGCTCTATTACAACAACATATTGAAGATGAAAACCTAAAAGCACAACAGCAGAATGGAATCTAATATAAAAATTAAAGATACTCCAAAGTTGAAGATTTCATCAGCAGTATTTGGTGATAAGGATATTGCTGGAGATTCTACGGGATCTATTAAAAATATTCATAAGACGATAAGTAAGTTAGCTGGACATGTTAGAAAATCTTTAATCCGCATTAAGGGGTTAGAAGAAAAATTTTCGAAAGTAGAAAGTAAAATAGATGTTGATGAAGAAAGATTTTCTAAATTAGAAAAGAAAATATCAGTTAATTCTGAAAAGATTACAAGAATTAAAAAAATATTACAAACTCAAAAAGGTAATGTAGGAAAAAAACTGCCGGGAGGTAGTAATGTAAATCAGTCTCTTGTAGAAACGAATAAAATTCTTGTAGAAATTAAAAAGCAAATTGCGACTGCTTTTGGAATGAGAAATGAGGAAGAAAAAGAAAAAAATAAAACTCTTAAGAAAGAAAAGTCTAGAGAAAAATTAAGGTTAAAAGAAGGTGCAATAGAAAGTGTTAGGAAGATTGGTGGAGCAATTAAAAAAACAGCACAATTCGTTGCTGCTCCATTTAAAGGTTTCTTTGATAAAATATTAGAATTTATAACACTGCTTGGATTAGGTATTGGAGCAAATGCAGTATTTAAGTGGTTTGAGGATGAAGAAAATAGAAAAAAAATGAGTAAATTCTTTAATATTATTGTTAGTAATTGGAAGTTAATAAGAAATATACTTGGTGTTATTGGTGGTGCAGTATTAGGGGCAAAGTTGATCGGCGCTTTGGCAATTATTGGAAAAGTTTTAGCAATTATAGCATCTCCACCTTTCTTGGCAGTTTTAGCTACTGCTGCAATTGCATATGGTTCATATAAAGCAATCAGGGAAGGAGTAACTGGTGGAGTGGGTTTTACTGAAGCACATGACGTTTTAGATAGGGAACTTGAAATTTCAGGAATTACTAATGATGGAAAATCTAAACTTGGTAAAGATCTCCCTTTAACACCAGAACAAGATCGAATTTATAAAAGTGTTACAGTTAAAAGACAATCATTAAAAACTATTAAAAAGGAACAAGAGGAAGAATTAAAAACTGTTCCTACATCTTTAAGAGGAAGGTCTTTGGGACAGGGGACTTATAGTAATGATATGGCATATGAAGCAGCAAAAGGTAAAATATATAGAAAATATCAAAATACAGCTAGAGAATTGGTAGGAATTCCTGCAAGAAAAATGGGTGGTCCTGTATCAGCAAAAACTCCATATCTCGTGGGAGAAGCCGGACCAGAAATCTTTGCTCCAAATGTTGATGGATCCATCATTAATAATATGAGAACCGAAAAAATCTATCAGATGATTTCTTCTAAAGATGCTGGTAAGATTAACTTTATAACAATGGAACTTCCTCCAAAAGTTATGAAGAAAGAACAGCAAGATTCAACTCAACAAACTGTTTACACCGCACCTCCTGTTCCTTCTATATCTCCTGTGAATGGGAGTAATCCATATATGAATACAACTCCAGAAATTTATGGAATATATGTATAAGATATGGAAACAATACAAGTCAAGGAAGTACAAAAATTAAAACTAAATGTAACTAATATCAATAGTTTTCTTAAGAAATCTAGTAAAGATTATACTAAAGTTAAAAAAGATAATAAGAGATTAGTTTCTGATCAAGTTAAAAGAAAGAAAACAAAAGAAAAAGAAAAAACAATAGAAAAAAAATCAGTAGGAGGTTCTGCACTAAGTAATGTAAAAGATGTTGCAAAATCCTCTGCAGGAATTTTTGATAAGATTCTAAGTTTTGGTGGAATATTATTATCTGGTATATTACTCAATGCTCTTCCCTCTATAAAAAAGAAGATTGATGGATTTGCCGAAGAAAATAAAGAAGTTATTGATAATGTCGTAAGTGCATTAACTGTTGTAAAAGATTTTGCAGTAAATTTATTTGATTCTTTTACCGGACCATATTCCCAAGAAGGTTCTCTTGATTGGTTAGGTAAATTTAACGATTCCGGAAAGTTGGAAAGTGGAGCTCTCAAAGGAGTAGAAAATACTTTTAATAGTTTTGGAAGAATGATAAATGCCATCGATAAAGCTTTAGGTGGCGGAGGTAGAATAGGTAATGCACTTATAACATCAGATAAAGTTCTTCATAAAAGAATTGATGGTCAAACCGGTGTTCTTGATAGAGCTACTGGAGAATTTACGCAAAGAGCGTTTACTGAAGAAGAAAGCAGAAGATTCCAATCTGGAGATACGAGAATTGGTGGTCCAGTTGGGCAACCTGCAATTCAAGGAGAACAATCAGGAACACTATCTCAACAACAAGCATTTAATAAAATTTATAACATAGCTAAAAATGTTGGTGGTGCAAAGTTTCCAGAGGTTGTTGCTGCTCAAGCAATGCATGAAACCGGTTATCTTCAAGCACGACCAAGTGTTTATTTTGCTACTGGTCAAACAAATGCCTTTGGTCAAACTGGTGATAGGGGATATGGAACTATTCCTAGAGCAGGTTTTTCTAATGGATGGACATTATATCCGGATTTAGAAACAGGAGTCAAAGATCATATTAAATTATGGCACGACACTAAAAATAATTCTGGTAATTATAATGCTTTCAATACTCCACTTCAAGGAATTGCAAGTGTTGCACCAGCATACTCTCCTAATGCTGACCCCGCAAATATAGCTCTCGGTTATACCGTTGACAAATATAGTAAAGGAATGGTAAGGGCATTGAAAATTGGTGGATTTGATCCTAAAGGTGGAGCAAAACAAAAAGCACAAACACCAGCAGCAACATCATCAACACAAACAGCACCCGCACAATTGACATCATCAGCAGCTGCTAAAGACAATAAAAATTCATTATTGACATCATTAACTTCTGTAGAAGAAGACAATGATATAAATTTTTTACTTATTATCGAACCAGTAGAGACATCAGTAAAGACATCAGTAATGGTATAATATGGAAACAACACAAGGTAAGGAAGTAAAAAAACTAAAATTAAATGTAACTAATATCAATAGTTTTCTTAAGAAATCTAATAAAGATTATGTTGCGATAAAAAAGAATAATAAGAGATTGGTTTCCAATCAAAACAAAAGAAAGAAAACAAAAGAGAAAGAAAAGACAATAGAAAAGACAATAGAAAAGAAAGGTTTATCTGGCAGTTCTCCATTAAGTAATGTAAAACAAGTTGCGGAGTCTTCTGCAGGAATTTTTGATAAAATTTTAAGTTTTGGTGGAATATTATTATCTGGTATACTACTTAATGCTTTACCATCTATAAAGAAAAAAGTTGATAAATTTGCAAAAGACAATAAAGAAATAATTGGCAATGTTACAAAATCACTGATAGTTGTAAAAGATTTTACCGCAAATCTATTTGATGCATTTACTGGTCCATATTCTCAAGAAAATTCTCTTGATTGGTTAGGTAAATTTAATGACTCTGGAAAGTTAGAAAGTGGAGTTCTTAAGAAAGTCGAGCAAGCTTTCGATGGTGTCGGAATAATGATAAATGCCATCGATAAAGCTTTAGGTGGTGAAGGTAAAGTAGGTAATTTTGTTATAACAGGAGAAAGAATTCTTGCCAAACAAGGGGGAAAAACAGGAGAATATAATATAACCACTAAAGAATTTACACCAAGAGCATTTACTGAAGAAGAAAATAGAAGGTATCAATCTGGAGATTTTAGACCGGAAGGATCAACTGATCCATCTACAGGAGAAAGAGATTCCGCACATGGATCTGGAGGTGGAGGTAGACAGAGTGGTGCTGTATTTGATGCTGGAAAGGGAGGAACTGGTAAAAGAATATTTTTACATTGGAGTGCAGGTGCTCATTCAACACCATATAGTGCATACCATTCGATAGCTTTAGGTGATGGAACATTAATTAGAAATACTCCGTATAGTCAGGATAAGAGTGCTCATACGGCAGGAGCAAATAGTAATTCAGTAGGATTAGCAATTGCTGCGATGGGAGGTGAAGGAGTTAGTGAAAATAATTTCGGACCATATCCTCCAACAGAAAAACAACTTAATGTGATGATTGGAGAAGCGGCAAAACTAGCCTTAGAATGGGGATGGTCTGAAGGAACAGTCGATTCTAATGTTAGAACTCATGGAGAATGGGAAAGATATGCAACAAGAACTGGAAAACTTCCAGGTAAACCTCAAAGATGGGATGTAGATAAGTTAAGGCAATCTGATCCAAATATAGATACAAGCAAAGTATTGAGTCATGGTGGTAATGAACTACGAAATAGAATAAAACAAAAACTTCGTGAATTGAAGAATCAAGGATCTAAAATGTCAAGAACATTGAACCCATCAAATAATAAACCGGATCTATTTACATTGTTAAATACTAATATAGGTGAAAAAGGTTCAACAACAATAATTCATGCACGTCAACCAATATTAACTTAAATGGCAAACGCATCATCATCATCAATCTATGAAAAGTTATCTATCATCAAAGGTGATAGAGAAGTTAGTCTTGAATTTAAGACTACGAGTTTTGATTATTATGAAAGTTTGCTGTCTCCAAATGTTACTGCAACAATGACCTTTGTTGATACTGCAGGAGCACTAAAGAATGAAAAAGAAAATCGTAGTGGAACAATTTATAATACATTACCAATTACTGGTGGTGAAGAAATACAATTCATAATCAATTCGAAGTTAGGTGTAATTAAAGATAATCTATTTGTAAATACTGCAGTCAATTTAAATCAAGAATCTCAGAGAGAATCAGTTGCTCTTAGTTTAGTTTCTAAGGAAGGTTTATCAAATCATAATATTGCAGTATCAGAAGATTATAATGGTAATATTAAAAATAGTGTTGAAAAAATATTAACAACTAAATTTGGTTTATTAAAAAATCAATTAGATTTGGATGAAACTGGAAACTCATATTCATTTAAAGGTCTGAATGAAACTCCCTTTGATATTATTTTAGATCTTGCATCTAAATCTACATTTGCTCAAGGAAATCCTGGATTTTTCTTTTATGAAACAAAGGACGGATTTAAGTTTAAGTCTATTGATAGTTTAATCATACAAGAACCGAAAGCATACTACAAATATTATGGAGTAATGAAATCATCAGTTAAAGATGATCAAAATGACAATAAAATAATATCATTTTCAATTAATAAGAATCAAAATCTTGTTAATGCACTAAGGTCTGGTGTTTATGAGTCTAGAAATATATTTTTCAATCCTCTTACATTTGAGTTTTCTGAATCAATTTATAAAATAAAAAATAATGAGTTGAAAAAATCTCTTGGAAAAATTATTGATTATAGTCCAATTGAATCAAATAATTCTTACTCAAGAACCCATCATCGCATATTAGATGTTGGATTTTCAAGTCCTGGAATTGATACTGGTATTAACAATGATCCAAGAGATTATCTTCCTCAATCGGCAATGAGATATAATATTTTGATGAGTCAAGTTCTTAATATGCTTGTTCCTTGTAATCCAAATTTAGTTGCCGGTGATGCTATTGTATGTGAATTTGAATCACTTTCAGACCAAAAAGAATTGGGTAGTTTTGATTTAAATCAGAGTGGAAAATATATAATTTTAAATCTTTGTCATCATTTTGATCCTCAAAGATCATTTACTTCTCTGACTCTTGTTCGTGATTCATTCGGAATATATACTAACAAAAATAAAGAATAATGCTTAATAATCTAAGTAAAGAAACTCCAATTCCGTTTATAGGTACAGTAGTAGAATTTAGTGATCAGAAAGAACAAATTTCTGGTCAAGGATGGGGATGGAGATATAAAATTGCTATAATGAATGATTATTCTTCAAGTAAGGTTGACATTGATAATTCTAATATTGATTATGCATTAGCATTATTACCTTCTACAGCAGGTAGTGGTGGTGCTAATCGTAGCCAATCAGTAAGACTGTCGCAAGGTGATGTTGTTTATGGACATAAAATAGGAGGAAAAAGAGGAATTAGTATTATATTAGGTGTATTTGGTAGAACAAAATCAATTGAAT